AGATGGTAAAATAGTAGTTACCAGAAAGAAGAAAAAATAATGATTAAAAATTTTAAAGACATTGTAGTTTTATTAATTACAACCGGTGTTTTAATTTTATTGGGTACTATTATTATTGGAGATTATATTGTAGCACTAGAAGAAAATAGACCTGTAGATGAATCTGTAATTACACTTATGAAAATGTCAGTTACAGGATTGATTGGAGTTATAGGTGGATACATTGGAGGAAGTAAAAGCTAATGGCATCACCAGCATGGCAAAGAAAAGAAGGTAAATCACCTAGTGGTGGTTTAAATAAAAAAGGCGTTGCATCTTATAGAGCAGCTAATCCTGGTTCTAAATTAAAAACAGCAGTTACAACTAAACCATCAAAATTAAAAGCAGGATCTAAAGCTGCGAAAAGACGTAAGTCTTTTTGTGCTAGAATGTCCGGGATGAAGAAAAGATTAACTTCTGCTAAGACTGCAAGAGATCCGGATTCAAGGATTAATAAGTCACTTAGAAAATGGAATTGTTAAATGATTTTGTTTTTCGAACATCTTTAAAAAAAGAATTAGAAGAAAGACAAAAAGAAATGATAAAACAAGGTTTAAAAAGTAGGAGACGTGACTTTTCATTTCCAGTTAAAATAAATCATGATTATTCTAAGCTTTATGTTTTATTTTTAAAAAAATTAACTAAAATTTTTAAAAAATTTACACCAGTATCTAATAATCATAGATGTTACGTTTGTGTAATAGATGAAAAATTATACGATAACAAATATCATGACCACATAGGTAAATCTACTATTAGTGGATGTTTTTATTTAGAATTACCAGAATCAAGTGGAGGTATTGCCTTTTTAAAAGATAAAAAAGAAACAATTATAAAACCAAATCCATTTGACCTTTTAATTTTTCCTAGTAATATATTACATAAACCATTAAAACCTAAATTCGGTGAAAGAAGGATATCTGTAAATGTTGAACTCTCTTGTGAAGAAACAGAGGAACAAATATTTAATAAAGCTAATTATAAGGAACAATATGTTTGATAGATTTATGTATACAATCCTAGGTGCTATTGACAAATTTTTTGATACGTTTATACCTAGTGTTTATGAGAGACTCAAAAACAATAGAATCTTTTCTTCAAAGAAAAGAAAAAGAAAATAAGCAACAAAGCTTATTTAAAAATCTTCGTAAAGAAGTAGAAACCGGTGCGAATGGCACACAAAAATATGTAATTAAGAAAGGTACAAATAAAGGTAAAATAGCTGATGTTAAGTGAAGAATTAGTAGTATTAAGTAAAGTACAAAAATATTTAAAAGAATCCTATCAAAATATTGGAGATGCTATGATTGGCGGTGGTATTGACAATATGGAAAAATACAAGTATATGATGGGACAGGCACATGCCTTTTTAAGAATATCACAGGAAATCTCTAACCTGCTAAACCCAAAGGAGCAAAATGATACTGAAAGAGAACAAGACCTTACAAACGTCGTCCAATTCGGAGACATCAAAGACTAAATCTGCATTATTAGATAAATACGAAAAACAAAATGCAGAAGCTAATCAAAAAGAAATAGACGGATACGAACGTCTAAAGAAAAAAGAATCTAACAAATTACCTCAACCCACAGGCTGGAGATTAGTTGTTCTTCCATTTAAAATGCCTGAAAAAACTAAAGGTGGATTATTTCTTGGACAAGATACATTGGAGAGACAACAAATTGGATCTACATGCGGACTTGTGTTAGCACAAGGACCTGATTGTTATAAAGACAAAGAAAGATATCCTGATGGACCTTGGTGTAAAAAAGGTGATTGGGTAATTTTTGCAAGATATGCTGGATCAAGAATCCAGATAGATGGTGGGGAAGTAAGAATGTTAAATGACGATGAAGTTTTAGCAACCATCGAAAACCCTGAAGATATACTTCATCAATATTAAACATAGAAGGAGATAAACTATGCCAGACAATGAAGAAAATAAAACAGTTGATATAGATACATCTGGTCCAGGTGCTGAAGTTGAATTAGATAACCAACCAGAAAATGAAAAGGAGTTAACAGATGAATCTACAGAAATATCTAAAGATACAGAAGTATCTGCAGAAAGTAAAGAGTCCGATGACTCACCTAAGAAATCTAGTGAGCAGTCAGACGTTCAAACTAATGAACAAAAAGACGAAAAACTGGAAAACTATAGTAAAGATGTTCAAAGAAGAATAGCTAAGCTTACTGGTAAATGGAGAGAAGCACAGAGACAAGCAGATGATGCTGCAGAATATGCTAGAGCTCAAATTAAATTGAGAGAAGCAGCTGAAGCTAAAATCTCGAAGCTTGAACCAGGATTCATGAAGTCTACTGAAGACTCTATTAAATCTGGTTTAGAAGCTGCTAAAGCACAATTAGCAAAAGCAAGAGAAGCAGGAGATATTAATGCTGAAGTTGAAGCTCAAGCTTTAATTTCTGAGTATGGATATAAACAAGCTAAATTTGCTGAAACAAAAGCGGCTCAAGAAGACTTTAATAAGTCTAAACAAGAAAAACCTGTACCAGAGTTTAAACCTCAACAATCTCGTAATAATCAAGCACCAGATCCTAAAGCTGAAGAATGGGCAGCTAAAAATGCATGGTTTGGACAAGATACAGCTATGACTTACACTGCTTTTGATTTACATAAAAAGCTTACAGAGGAAGAAGGTTACGACCCTCAGTCTGAAGAATATTATCAAGAAATTGATAAAAGAATAAGACTTGAATTCCCTCACAAATTTGATACAAATAGATCTAATTTAGGGGAAGGTACGACCAAACCCGTACAAACAGTAGCTTCAGCGAAGCGAAGTACAAATACTGGTCGCAAAAATACTGTGAGGCTCACATCATCACAGGTAGCAATCGCTAGAAAATTAGGTGTGCCACTTGAAGAGTATGCGAAACAACTAAAAATCACGAAGGAGGTATAGCATATGGAAGACAATACAATAAATAAGACCTCGCGTGCGAGTCAAACTAGAGAAAAAGAAACTCGAAAAAAAGTTTGGACTCCACCATCATCTTTAGATGCACCCCCTGCGCCAACAGGTTTTAGGCACAGATGGATAAGATCTGAATCTTTAGGATTCCAAGATAGTAAAAATATTTCTGGAAGACTTAGATCAGGATATGAATTAGTAAGAGCTGATGAATATCCAGATACAGATTATCCTCAAGTCGAAGACGGCAAATACAAGGGAGTGATCGGAGTTGGTGGCCTTGTGCTGGCAAGGGTACCGGAAGAGATCGCTAAACAGCGAACGGACTATTATCAATCTATGCATGACGACAAAGTCAAGGCAGTTGATAACGATCTTATGAAGGAACAGCACCCTGACATGCCAATCAATATTGAGAGGCAGTCTCGTGTAACTTTTGGTGGTTCAAAGAAATCCTAATTAAGAATTTCTTACCAACAGAGTACACTTAAACTAACAATGTCTAATAGGAGGACACAACTATGGCAAATAAAAACGCAGCGTTCGGTCTAAGACCGATCGGAAAAGTTGGTCAGAACAGAGACAACCAAGGTTTAAGTGAATATAGTATTGCTGCTAACGACAGTACTACGATCTATTTCCAAGACCCAGTTAAAGCAACTGCGGCTGGAACAATTGATCAAGGTGCTGCTGGCGGAGCAATTTTAGGTTCCTTAAACGGTGTATTCTACACTGATCCAACAGACAGTAAGCCAAAATGGAAGAATCATTACTCACAAGTAAATGCTTCTGACATCGTGGCATTTGTAGCTGACGATCCGTATGAAAGATTCGAGATCCAGTCAAACAACACAGCTGCTTCAGCGCAGACTGATGTGTTTAACAACGCGGATATCGCATTAGGTGCGGGTGATTCAGCAAACTATGTATCAAAAGCAGAATTGAATGATGCTACTTTAAGCACAAACTCAGCTCAGCTTAGAATACTTGGTGTTTCAAAAGATCCAGACAATAACGAAATTGGTTCAGCGAACGTAAATTTTGTTGTTGAGATTAATGAACATCAATTAAAAGGAACAACAGGAGTATAATATGGCGATATCACGAGGACAACTAGTTAAAGAACTAGAACCAGGTTTGAATGCCTTATTTGGCCTGGAATATAAACGTTACGAGAATCAGCATGCTGAAATATACACTACTGAATCTTCAGACAGAGCGTTTGAAGAAGAAGTTATGTTATCAGGTTTTGCTCAAGCACAGACTAAGTCTGAAGGTGCTGGCGTGGTTTTTGACAATGCTCAAGAAACTTACACTGCTAGATACACTCACGAGACTGTAGCTTTAGCGTTTTCAATCACTGAAGAAGCGATTGAAGATAACTTGTATGACAGACTTGCTAGTAGATACACAAAAGCATTAGCTAGATCTATGGCGA